CCATAGTGATGGCACAACCGTTTCTAATGCTACGAATTATACAGGATGGGGAAGCGCGGTAGCAGCATCTACTATTACTTTAGAACCGGGACTCTGGTCTTTAAGTAATTGGGGAGGCGTTTTAGTTGCAACGATTGCTAATGGAAAAACTTTTACTTGGGATTCTACGATTGCCGCACGCTTTACAACCCGGGCTTCAACAACAACCACCACTTATGTTACAGCTCTTAGTGGAGACGATGGTAATCCCACTGCAAGTCGGATGACCTTAGTTTCTCCAACGACTCGGCACTTAATTCATTTAGGAACCGAAACAACCATTGGTAGCGCTGCAACACAGGATGACATGTTTCTCAGATTTTCAGATCAAGAAGCTATTAATGTTTACCCTCCTTCCGCAACGAACAGTGCGGGTACTTATCGATTACAAGACGGTTCAAGAATTATGGGAGGCATTGTTGCCAAAGAAAATATTTTAATATGGACTGACAATGCTTTGTACTCCATGAAATTTGTAGGAGCTCCTTTTACTTTTGGATTTGAACAGGTCGGAACGAACTGTGGACTTATTGGTCAAAACGCCGTTATCGAAATTGACGGTGTTGCTTACTGGCTCGGCAATAATGGTTTCTTCTCTTTTGATGGTACCGTTAATAATCTGCCGTGTAGCGTTGAAGATTATGTCTTTGATGATTTTGATACGACAAAAGGACAACAGGTATGTGCAGGCATTAACAATCTATTTACCGAAGTGATTTGGTATTATCCAACACAAGGCGCAACTTATAATGATCGTTATGTGGTACATAATTATGGTGAATCACAGAAGCTTCCGATGGGTAATTGGTATATTGGAAGCAATACTAATTCTATTCGAACCACGTGGATCGATTCTATTATTTATCCTAAACCTTTCGCGACTCAATTTAATAGTTCCGAAACTGGAACTTTTCCAACCATTATTGGAGAAACAGGACTCGGACAAAGCGTTTATTTCCAACAAGAAACGGGGACCGATCAGATTAATCCAGATGGTTCGACAACGACATTAACCTCTCATGTCCAGTCTTATAATTTTTCATTACAAAAAGATCAAACCGAAGTTTATCTAGCGATGAGAAGATTCATTCCTAATTTTAAACTTTTAACCGTTAAGAATAAGGTAACTATTAAATTAAAAGATTATCCGGCGGACACGTTAGCCAATAGTGATTACAGTCCTTTTTCTGTTTATCCAACGACTCAAAAAATAGATACACGGGCAAGAGGAAGATATGCAAGTTTAAGAATTGAAACAGATGGCGCCGGTGAGAACTGGAGATTCGGAACGTTCCAAGTTGATCTACAACCGGATGGAAGAAGATAATGACAAAAATCGTAGTTAGATTACCAGAACCTAAAAAGGAATATTCGGAAGATAACCAAAGACAAATTAACAGAACACTAAGTTCTATGATACAACAATTGAACTCAACTTATTTACAACCTGACAAGGACGACGTAGAAAGATTTAATTTCTTTTTATCATAATGGCAAACGTATATAAAAATATTCAAGCAACAATTAGTTCAGCAGCATCTGATGTTGATATGTATACATCACCTGCAGCAACAACGAGTATTATTAAAACGATTCGAATTTTTAATACTCATACTGGACCTTTAGATGTAACCTCGACCGTTTATGATGCTTCCTCTACAACGGATTTTGAATGGGATAAAACCAACGTGACGGCCGATAATCATGCCAATTTATTAACTTATAACAACCTTTTAATATTAGAAGCAGGAGACATTTTAAAAATGCAAACTGCTACAACTAATGTTATAAAGATGACGGCTGCCATTTTACAAATAACTAGACCTCCAGAGGTCACAACTACATAGGAGCAAAATGCCTTTTATAGAGCAAGAAGCAAAGAGTGAGTATAAGACTATTGACGGGAAAAGAACGCACGTTATTACTCCCGAATGTGAGGTTACTTTAAAAAACCTTGAATCAGGTAAGGAATACATGTCGGATAAGGAAGCCGACGACGATGTAAATAACCCCGGTACAGCTACCAAAAGAGAGCATATACGAAGAGATGTTCATATTAAAGTGGCTCAAATTAACTTAGGCGCGGACAGCGGAGAGGTATAAGACATTGACGATGAGCATAAAACCTAGTAAATTGAAATATCATAGCGTAATTTCAAGCTTTACACACTTGCGTTTTTCACAACATTAAAGAGACATTATGGGATTATTAAAAAAAATAACTAGACCACTTTCCAAATTTTTAGACAAAGTCGTACCAAACGAAATCAAACCGGCATTACCCTATCTAGCTGCGTTTGCACCGTTTATGATGGGTCCGCAATCGGGAATTATGGGGTCTTCAATGTGGCGAAGAGCGTTAGCGTCAGGTGCTTTAAATTTAGGATCTCAGTTAGCTCAAGAAGGAAGTGAAGGAGAATTTGATCCTTTATCACTTATATTAGCGAGTAGTACAGGCGCAATGACTTCTCCAGATGCACCTGGATTTTTTAAAGGAATGCAAAGAGGTCCAACAGGAACTGATCAATTTGGGAATATCTCTGTACCTTATTCACCAGATAGAGGAATTATGTCATCTATTAAACATGGAATTGGAAAAGGTGGAGAGACAGCAGCTAAATTTTTAGCAGAGCAAGGGGATATTTTAAGACCAGGAGCAGACACAGCACCATTAACTATGAAAAATGCTTTAACAGCGGGAGCACTTCCAGTCTCACACGGCACGGGAGATTTAGCAATGGCCGACGCGCGAAGAGCGTTACGAGATTATGAAGCCCAAATGGCGGCCGATGAATCTCAAAGTTTAATTGATGATGATGGTAGAAGAATGG